CATAGCCTATTACTCCTTCCAGAGTAATATATCCATTTCTGGATACCACTATACCGGGGTAACCCTTAGCTAGAACTAAGGACGATCCAGCACAGTCTGGTTCTTCCTGAATCTATCTAAATTAACCTGAAGGTCCTTTGCGGCCTTTATTACAGTCATACTTCTAGCAGGAGGATTGAGTTGGATCATTCCAAACCTCAATTCCTTCCGGAAGTTCTGGGCTATAGTACCAAATAATCTATAACCGACAGTTTTCTGTCGTTCATAAGATGTTATGGATACTAAGTCCAACTGTATTAAAGACTTCATTGCTTTGTCTAATTGTATTTTTCTCGGGTTAAGCCCCATGGCAAAATCTGCCATGGAATTAACATGAGAATAAATACTGTCAAACAAAGGTAAGGCCTTTCCGTCATGGAATAAATCATCCTTATCAACAACTGTTGGTCAAGGCTCCTCAAATATCGTATTTAACGAAAATTTGGTTTGCTTCTCAACTCCTAGTTGTTGATAGAAGTCATTTATTCTATTCAAAGAATTGTGTACAACTCCTATCACCGCTATAGAAAGAACTCCAGAAATTATTTCTGGAACTACCTGACTATTCGGTAATGGGGCATCTTCTTGATTTCCAGTATATCTGGCAAGATAATTTCTTATCTCGTCATACGTACTGACTCCAAGCTTATACCTCAATAGGAAGTTATACGGTTCCAAGATTCCAAGAATCCTCTTATAGGATAAGATTTTATTCTTACCTATAACAGAATTCTTAAGAAGACGGTAGTATAGTTCACTAACAGATGAAACAAGACTGGTTTTAGCGTAGTAGCCATTACCTTTGATAAAGAAATAATCAAATAGAATATTGAAACAAATAAATTTGTTTTTAATATTTTCGATTATTCCCCTCATAGGTAACGGAGTAAGTTCACCCTTAGATATTGATATTCACCTTTTAGCAAATTCATATGTATCATAAGATACATGTGTTTTACTATTAGAAATATCAACTCCTAAGAGTTGCATTACTTCTTTGTACTTTGCTGCTACTCTGTCATTATTTATTACTACATCATCTCCAAGGACTATATAGTTCTTGAAGTTGTGTAGGCCTACAATATAGGCACAATATCTGATGACAATGTGATGGCAAAGTGCAAAAACTGCTCACGAGCTCTTAGCACCCATAGGTTGACCTGCAGAGTAGAAAACTGCAGAATCATCATAAGGATGCTTAAAAGCCGCAGAAACCATAATTCCTTTTCACGCGTCAGCAAAAGTGCTCCCTCTCATAAGAGAGAGAATACGATGCTGAAGGGTGATAGGGAATCGGTCTGTTGCTGCTGAAAGATCAAGTGATCAGAGTTGTTGCTTACGATCAATTTCCACATGAAATCTTGGATTTTGTGTGAAAGTTCGATCTTCAGGTATATTTTCCAAAATATGGAAAATATCATCATGAAGAGGCTGAAGTGCAGATTGAGATATATAGTCAAATATGGCTATAACTCTCATTTTACATTCAGGATCATGAACAACAGAAAGTTTTCTACTATAAAGATGTTTAACATCTTCAGTGGAATACTTTAAACCTCTTTTCATAATAATCTTCAGTCAATCAATAAAAGATTGGTCCTCAATCAAAAATAAGTGGAATCATACTGAGGCAGTAAATTTCTTTATTGTCTTAGTTCATGACATAAGTTGTGGCCCATCGGGCCCAGCTTTTGTTATGATCTTTAATGAATGATCCGCAAATGTTGTTTTGGGGTCCTTTAGATTCATCAAATTTATTACTCTACTAAGTGTTTCACTTGATGGAAGTCAAGTGCAAGTACTTGGATTTGTAATAGATAATAGATCTAAGGGAATTATCTCACCTTTTCTAGGTTTAAGGATCTTTGATAGATTTAGAATAGTTAATGAGTATTTGATACCCATAGGACTACCTTTATCTATAAATTCCTTAAGACAATAGAAAAGAGTGGGAAATCCATCTTTTAAAGATATCTTTAGTGGGCTAACCATTAGAGGCTTACCGCACATGTACCTTGTTACATGTAATCTACATTCTTTTATGTATTTCACAGTAAAAAGAGTACCATTGTGTGTAAGCATCCTATGGACCTTACTGAAGATAGGGCCGAGTTCCTTCGAAGTTAATTTCTTAAATTCAGGGAAGAACAATGCTAATAGTCATTTAATGATTATATATGTATTGTTTTTCATGGATTTTAAATTAATTTTGAGAATTGTGGACTGCGAATCGTAGTGGTTAGTTCCCTAGAAAGGGAGACCATTAAAGGTAACTGGTAACTACCTCCCAGTCTTGTTTGGGTTGTACTTGTAAATTCTTACCATATGCTGGGAGGGGATTCTTCTAGAAATCCCTTTGCAGACATACAACTAAGAATTTAGTGGTACAATGGCTTTCCAGCCAGCTATCCC